CGGCGCAGTCCGTTCCGGCAAAACGTCCATCATGTCCCTGTCGTTCATCTTGTGGGCGATGGGAAACTTTTCCGAACAGAACTTCGGCATTTGCGGTAAAACGGTCATATCTGCCGAGCGTAACGTTATTCGCCCACTGATGGGCATTAAGTACCTGCGGGAACAGTTTTCCTTGCGTTTTGCTAACCACATTCTGACGGTCAGCAGAGGCCGCAGAACGAACACCTTTTACATATTTGGGGGTAAAGACGAATCTAGCTACCAACTGATTCAGGGTATCACGCTGGCCGGCGTTTTATTGGACGAAGTTGCCTTGATGCCCGAATCGTTTGTGGATCAGGCGCTCGCCCGTTGTTCCGTGGAGGGGTCGAAATACTGGTTCAACTGCAACCCGGAAGGGCCGCAGCATTGGTTTTATCGAGAGTGGGTTTTAAATGCGGAAGAGAAAAACGCGCTCCACCTGCATTTTACGATTCAAGATAATCCGTCATTGTCATCGGAAATGCGGGAACGTTACGAAAGTTTGTACTCCGGCGTTTTTTACGACCGCTATATCCTCGGAAAATGGGTGATGGCAGAGGGATTGATCTACCCGGATGTCGCGAACGGCCAAGGCGTTGTAGAGCCGATGGAACGGCAGTATGCAAAATATTGCATCTCGATCGATTACGGCACGCTCAACCCCTTCAGCGCAGGCTTGTACGGTTTATGTAAGGGCGTGTGGTACCGGTTTGATGAGTATTATCATTCGGGGCGCGAAACGCGCCGACAGCTCACCGACGCGGAGTATTACGACGAGCTGGAAAAGCTGGCCGGGGGCCACCATATCAGCGAAGTCGTTATAGATCCGTCCGCCGCGTCTATGATCGCTGAAATCCGAAAGCACGGACGTTTCGCAGTCAGGAAAGCCAACAATGACGTGATAGATGGCATCCGGGAGACTGCGGCGGCCTTTAAATCCGGCCGCCTGAAAGTTACAAATAATTGTTCCGGAGCAATTGCGGAATTCTCGGAATATCGCTGGGACGACAAAAAGCAGGAAGACAAGCCGGTCAAGGAGAACGACCACGCGTGTGACGAAATCCGGTACTTTGTGAATACGGTCATGGTGCATCATGGTGGCGTGACAATCGGGGGGTGGTGAGAATATGCAGGACATAGCAGTGATCCGGAAGCTGATTGATGCCAACGTACAGGCAAGCGGGTGCGAATTTCAGCAATTCACCGTCCGGGCGTTGGAAGGTTTCGATTACTACGGCAACCAGGACAAGATCAAGCAGTGCGGCGCGGCCGCTATTGACGAGGTCAACGCCTACCTGAAAATCAAGGGCGCAAACCCGCTGCACAGCGCTGACAACCGCATCAGTATGAACCGCCATAAGATCGTTGTGGATCAAAAGATTGGCTATCTGTTCTCGAAGCCGCCGCAGTTTGATCTTCCGGAAGATGACGCGGCCGCCGGTGATAAGGCGCTGCTGAAACAGGTCAATGACACCGTGGGTACTGACTGGCCGAAGGTGATCAAGCAGCTCGGCATCGATGCGTCCAACACCGGCCGCGCGTGGATGGCGTACTGGTCCGGGGATGACGGGTTCCACTTTTGGTACGTGAATCCTCTTACAGTCACGCCGATCTATGATCGATCGACCGTGCGGAAGCGCCTGCAATATCTCATTCGGTCGTACAGCTACATTGACGCCACTGGAAACCCATGTACCAGATACGAGGTTTGGGACGAAAACGAAGTTGCGTATCTCATCCGCCCTCAGGCCGGGACCGCGCCGCAGATAGATTTCGAGGTGCTGCCGGGCGGCGCGTGGAATATCCAAAAACACGACTACGGGAGGATCCCGTTTATCGAGTTCGACAATGACGCCCACGCCGATGGCGATCTGCACATGTACCGGGACATCATCGACGCGTTTGACAAGCTGTTTTCCGGGTTTGCAAATGACATTGACGACCTGCAGGAGATCATCTGGTGCATTACGAACTATCGCGGGGCGACCAGCGAAACGACATTTGATAAAGACGGCAATGAGATCAATAAGACGGTCGATCTGCTGCAGGAGCTCAAGGCAAAGAAATGGGTCTCTGTCGATGATAAAGGCGGCCTTGAGGCAATCCACGGAGAAATTCCGTATGAGGCCCGCGGGAAGATGTATGAGCTGCTGGACGCTGAATTCTGGAAGGCGGCAATGGCGGTCAACCCTGCGCCGGACACCGCCGGGAATCAGTCCGGGGTGTATATCGATCACCTGTACGGCTTGCTGGAGCTCAAAGCGGGGTTGATGGAAACAGAGTTCCGGTCGGCTATCAATGAGTTTTTGGCGGCAATCTTGCACTATCTCAAGGCCGACGAAAGCAAGCAGTTTGTCCAGACCTGGAAACGTACGAAGCCGCAGAACGATGTTGAGGTGTCGCAGATTATTGCTCAAACGCCCAGTACGGTTGTATCTGACGAAACTAAGACCAAGAAGCACCCGCTCGTGGACGACTGGGAGGCAGAGCGTGCCCGCATCAAAAAGGAGCAGGAGCAAAAGCAGCAGGACATGCTTGACCAATACCCGCCGGGGCATGAACAGGAGCCGGGCGGGCCGCAGCAGCCGAATGCGAATGACGGTGGTGCAGCATGAGCCAATATTGGGAGGCCCGCGCAGTCGACAGCATCGGCCGCATGGAGTCCGCCGTCAACGGCGCGTTGCCGGAGGTGGTGAAATCGTTCGAAGCTGCCAAGCGCGGTCTGAACGACGCCGTGTACCGCTTCTACGGCCGGTATGCCAAGAACAACGCCGTTACACTGGAAGAGGCGAAGCAGGTGCTTTCCCTCGACGAGCTGCGGGAATTTCGTGGAAACCTGCGAGAGTATGAAAAACTGGCACGGGAGAGCATCGGGACGTTTAATCTCGAAGTCGACAACCTTTCCGTTAAGGCCCGCATTACTCGTCTGGAAGCGCTGGAAACCCAGTGCGACGCGATTCTGCAAAACCTGTATCAGGAGCAGCGCCGGCAGATCGAAGGCACGGCGACGGGTATCTACACCGAGGAATACTACCGCCGGCTGTTCGACATCGAGCAGTACACGGGATTCCAGTTTGAATTTTCCCGGGTTCCGACGGACGTTATCTCCAAGGTGCTGGCACAGCCAGTGCAGGGCGCCGACATTTCGACCCGGCTGTGGCGGCAGGACATTGACACGGGGTTCCGCCTCCGGCAGACGCTCAACACCATGTTCGTCACCGGCCGGCCGCCGCAGGATTTTGCCGAAGATCTGCAAAAGACGATCGGCGCGGTGCGCACGAATCCCGACGGCACGCCGGGGGGAACCGGGAAAAAGTTTGAAGCGTATCGACTGCTTTACAACGAATCCGCCCACGTGGTCAACCAGGCACATTTACAGGCCTACCGCGACGACGGGCTGGAAGAGTATGAGGTCGTGGCCACGCTGGATAAAGCCACTTGCGACATCTGCGCACCGCAGGACGGCAAGCACTACCCTGTAAGCAAAGCCGTGGAGGGTGTGAATCATCCAAGCTACCATGTGAACTGCAGGTGCACCGCGGCCCCGTACATCGATCTGAAAAACCTGAACAGCACCCGCATGGCGCGCGACCCGGAAACGGGGCAGAGTGCGCGGGTGTCACAGCAGACATATGAAGAGTGGAAAGCGGCGCAGGACGCGAAGCACGGGTCCGGGTACATGGACATGGAGCGGAAAAAGGCCCAGAACGAAGCTTCCGACTTCGGGCAGTACCAGAAATACAAGGAAATCCTGAAAGAAAATTCGCCAAAATCCTTTGCTGATTTTCAGGATTTGAAGTATAATAATCTTGAGAAGTGGTCCGATACAAAATCGCAGTTTCACAAGGCCAACGCTTATAATAAAATCATCCAAAACGAACCCGCGATCACCGAGGATTTGAAACACGTATCCCGTGATCAGGGGGTCGGGATGGTTGGACTTGAATCCCGGTTGAAAACACCGGAATCGTTCTTACGGAAAGTTAATGCCGACAGTAAGGGCAGCACAGATCCTTCAGTCATTCAGGACACCATTGCACACACTTACGATGTGATTCGCTATACTTATCAAGCGCCTGGGGCCTCGTTGGTTGATGCTTATGAAAATGCCACCCAAGCAATGAAGGACAAGGGCTACACGATGGTCCGGGTCAAAAACACCTGGCTGAACCGTTTTTCCCCATACAAGGGAATCAACTGTATTTTTCAGCATCCAAACGGGCAGAAATTTGAAGTTCAATTCCATACTCCTGAAAGCTTTGCTCTGAAAGACGGTGAGCTCCATAACCTGTATGAGCATTGGCGCGTAATGGATGCCAGCACACCCGAAGCAAAGCAGTTGGCGGATAAAATGTTCGCTTTGTCAGCACAGCTGACACCGCCGAAAGGCATAGAGAAGGTGAAATGATGGACGAAACGGCATATTTTAAGCTTAACGACTTGGGCTTGATCGCAAAGCTTGAGGACCGGGTCCCATATATCTTCCAAAAAGGCGTTGGGTGGTCCGTTGACAACGAAAACCTTCTGATGGATCGGATCATGGGATACGGAGATTCTTCGGTATTTGATTATTCCGAGATACCGGAAAAAGAAGCGTTAAGCCTAATTGAACAGTGAATACCACCTGCTAAAATGGCAAGGTGGTATTTTTATGCGAATTTTTAGGAGGGGTGGTGAAAAAGATGAAATATGAATCTGAAAGCCAATATGAGCGAGAACTCGCCGACATGCCCTACGAGGTAAAAGAAGTGGCAAAGCGAATTGTAAAAGACCTTGTGCAAAAGGATTTTACCATCCACGATGCCAAATCTGCATTGCACGCCTGCGAAATCTACCTTGAATGCAATTGTAACCTCAAATCAAAATTTTCCAATTTGGGTACCGCGTGAGTGTTCGCGCTCATAATTTTTGCCGATTTCTAAGAACTCCTCGTACAGCTCTACGTACTTTGCGTACAAGAGTTGATGGTTCGGCTCTTTTTCATTCTGTAGTTGGAATAATGCGAGATTATGGGCCGCCGCTTCTTTTTCGATCATTTATATCACCTCTTTTCGCCAATATTTTACATCTAAAATTTCAAATATGCAATAAACCGTTAACATTCGTCCCGCCATCCGGCAGGGGCGTTTTTTAATACCAAATTTACCCGTGGCGCGCGGGACAAAATAAGGCGCGCGGCGAAGCGAGGACTGGCTCGACAAAAAGGACAGCCGCAGAAAGGTACATTA